TAATAATAATAAAATTATTGCTATTGATATTAATAATAATAAATATAAATTAAATACTTTACCAAATGATCCAAATTTATTAAAAACATTAAATGATTATAATGTAGATATTCAAGTTCTTTATACTGATAAAAAATTAATAATTATCGATCATGTATTTAGATATATTGTATTTGGATTGATAATATTATCTGTTTTGTCTATAATTTCTAATAGAATTGATAATAATAATTTAGGGATTTCTGATTTATTTCATAATTTTAATTTAAAAACATATAATAATGTTACAACAACTTTTGATGATGTAATTGGCATAGATAATGCAAAAATTGAATTAGAAGAAATAGTTGATTTTTTAAAAGAATCTGATAAATTTACAGCATTGGGAGCAACTATTCCACGTGGTATTTTATTAGAAGGACCACCTGGCAGTGGAAAAACTTTATTAGCGAGAGCTGTAGCTGGTGAAGCTAATGTCCCTTTTTTTCCTATTTCAGGTTCAGAATTTATAGAAATGTATGTTGGAACTGGAGCTGCTAGAGTTCGTACATTATTTCAAACTGCTAAAGAATTTGCTCCATCTATTATATTTATTGATGAAATTGATGCTATCGGTAAAAAAAGAGGTAGTAATAATTCTCCAAATAGCGAAAGAGATCAAACACTTAATCAATTATTAACAGAAATGGATGGTTTTGAAGATAATCAAAATATTATTGTTATTGCTGCAACAAATCGTATAAATATATTAGATAATGCTCTATTAAGACCAGGTAGATTCGATAGAAAAGTATATATTGATATTCCTAATTTAAAAGGGCGTAAAGATATATTAAAATTATATTCAAAGAATAAGTCTATTGATACTGACATTGATTTAAATTTAATAGCCCTACGAACTTCTGGTTTTTCTGGTGCCGATCTTGCTAATTTAATGAATGAAGCCGCTATATTAACTGCTCGTTGTAATTCAACTGTAATTGGAAATACTGAAATTTTTAATGCTTTAGATAGAATAACTTTAGGTGCTTTAAAAAAAAATTATGTTATTTCAAAATATCAAAAAAAAATAATTGCATATCATGAAGCAGGTCACGCTATTGTTGGCACATTGACTAATAATTTTGATTGTGTTACAAAAATAACAATTACACCACGTGGAAATAATAGAGGTTTAACATTATTTGCTCCAGATGAAGATATATTAGATTATGGTTTATATACAAGAGATTATTTGAAATCTACTATATCTGTTGCACTTGCTGGTCGTATTGCTGAAGAAATAATTTTTGGTTATCAAGAAATTACTATTAGTGCTACAAATGATTTTGAAAGAGTTACTTATATTGCAAGACAAATGATTACAGAATTTGGTATGTCTGATATATTAGGTAATGTTTATATTGATAATAATCACTATATATCATTAGATACTAGAAAAATAATTGATTACGAAGTTGATTTATTGGTAAATTCTTCTTATTTATATGCTAAAGAATTATTATTAAATAATATGGATTTATTACATTCTTTAGCTGAATTATTAATTCAAAATGAAACTGTTTCATATGAAGAATTCAATAATTTAATAAATTCAAAAAAATTGTGTATTATATAAAGATTATAATAAAATAAATAATTAATATGATATTTTTTTTATCTAAATACATTAAAGATATTAATAAAATTTATAGTTATATTATAAGTAATAAATTTAAAAAAGTTGAATATTATAATTGTATGTCGGAATTATTATTATTATTAAAAAATACATTCAGAGAATTAACTGATATATATAATAAATATGTTTTAATTCCTAAATTAAAAAATTCTATATAATTTTTATAATGTATTATCTCTTAATAGTTCATATAATACTTCTGGTATAATATCTAAATTACTTTTCAATATTTTGTTTAATTTTGTTATTATTTTTTTATCACATTCGCATAATTTAAATTTACTCGTTTTTGTATTTCTTAAATACCATTCTCTTTGCTTATTACATAATATATATTTTTTTATATTTATAATATCCTTATTATTAATATTTTCTTCAACTTTTTTTTCTTTTTTTTCATTATTAATATTTTTTTCTATATTCTTTTCTTCTTTCTTTTCCACTTTTAATTTTATACCTTCGCTCGTTTCTTCAAATCCCTTTATTGATATCTCATTATTATGTTCTTTTTGATGACATTTTTTACATAGTGGTACTAAATTATGTTCTATATTTTTATGATAATTTTTGAAATATCCATCGCTATTTGCATTACATTGATAATTAATATGATGAATATCATCTACATTGTCTCCACATACATTACATTTATCAATTATTATTTTTTTATTATAATGTGATTTATCTAAACCAATTATAAAAGTATCATAACCTTGTATCTCTTTTCTTATTTTTTCCGCTATTAACATAAAATCCTTTGGCATATCTAATGCTTTACAAACTTCAATACCATATACTGATGATCCTTTCCCTTCTTTTATTATACGTTCATAATGTATTACATCATTTTCTATTCTTATATGTAAATGATATATATTCAGTAATTTTTTATTTATATTATATTTAATTATATTTATATTTACTAACTCGTGTAGATGTGTTGCAAATATGAAACTTGCTGATTTATTTATTAATTTATCTATTGCTGCTGCCACTATTGAAATTCCTGATATTGATTCTGTTCCATTACATACTTCATCTCCTAATACTAAACTATTTTTATCACATCTCTGTAATATATTTCTTAATTCTGACATTTCTACTGTAAAACTACTCATGCCTTTATAAATATTATCTGCTCCTGAAATTCTTGTAAATATATTATGATATGGACTATAATTAAATTCGTCTGATGGTACAAACATTCCTGATTGTGCCATAATTATATTTAATCCTATTGTTTTCATTAATGAACTTTTTCCTGAAGCATTTATACCATATAATAATATACCATTTTCAGATAATTCAATATTATTACCTACATATTTAATATTTGTATTTAATCTCTCAATTATAGGATGTCTGATATCTTTTCCTTTTATTAATCCTGAATTATTTTCATTATTAATTATATTCGGACGATAATATCTAAATTCATATGCATTTTTTGCATTACAACATGTTATATCTATATTTGCTATTTTATTAATTATATTTTCTAAATTTTTTTCATTTAATTCTATAAAATTATTTATAAAATTTTTATAATATTTAATTGATAATTCATTTATATTAGATGATATATTATATAATTCTGATGTGTAATTTTCTAATTCTTTCGATATTAATTTATAATAATTTTGTTTTGAAAAACTAATTGTTTTATAACTATTAATTATTAATGGTGAAATATTCTTAGCATTTTCATATCTTTTTTTAGTTATATATATATAATATCCTTCTTTCTCTGAATATTCTATTTTACAACTTGTATCTTCGTTCTTACCCAATTTTGATATAATTTCACATTGTTTTTTTATTTTTTCATATACTACATTATATTTTTTTTCTAATTCATCTATATCTCTATAAACTCCTTCATTAAATATATTCCCATTTATTTCGTTTATATTATATTTTCCCGCATTATCTAAATTTAATATATTATATGATTCTATTATTTTTTTTACTATTTCTTCTTCTTCTTCTAATTCTAATAATTTAAATATTTCTAATACATTTTCTAATGAAGAATCAAATCCACACCATTCGTGCGGATGTAATTTATTTATAATAATTTTTCTTTTTATTCTTTCTAAATCTAATATTTTATTTAGATATTTAGATAATTTTTTAAATAATGTTTCTTTTAACATTCTTTCTATATCATTATATCTATCATTTAATATTTTTTTATCTACTATCGGTTGTAATAATCTTTCTTTAAATAATCGCGATCCAAATGATGTGTTACAACGATTTAAAATATTAATTAATGATTTTTCATTATTATTTAAACTAATTAAATTTAATTGTAATACACTATCATATTCTAAATTTAAAAATCTATCGTTTTCAAGAATATTTGGTTTTAATATATTATTTGTTATATCCGCATTATGATTATATGAAAATTGTAATAGACAACAATATGCTGTTCTTCCTAAATTTAATAATTCTAAATTTAATGATTCTATTATTGATAATTGATTTTTTATTTTATTATATACTTTACTTAATATCGTTTTTTGATATTTTATATTCTCTATAACATCAATATATTCATATGAATTCCATATATAATGTGTCATTATATCATTTATATTTGCATTTTTTATAATTTCTTTTTTATCTTCTTCATTTATACTATTATTTGATAAAAATATTAATTCACATGGATTATATGATATAATTAGACGAAATACTTCATTATTTGCAAATTCTAAATCATCTTTTGTTGAACCCACTTCATAAACAAAACTAGAACCTGTTGATATATCTATTCCAGCAATTCCTACTACGAATAATTCCTTTATTTTCTCATAATATATTGTCATCATATAATTACTTTTTTTAGAATTTATATTTACATTCATTCCAGGACTTAAAATTTCTGTTAATTTCCTTATCGGTTGCGGTGCTTCGGATATTTGTTCAATCATCACTATTGTGTAATTATTTTGTAATAATATATTTTGATATTTCGAAATTACATATAATGGAAATCCCGCCATTAATGGATTATGTAAATTAACTTCTTTAATATTTTTATTTTTTTTTGATACTATTATGTTACATAAATCTCCTATTTTATATATATCTGTATCTATATCGTCTTCTATTGAATATAATTCAAAAAATTTTCCAACTTGCATTAATATTACTGTTTTTTCTCCATATTTTTCTTTATATTCTTTAGTATAAAATAAATAATCATCTATTATCATTGCAGTGAATTGATAATAGATCTTAAATTATTTTTATATAAAAATATAAAATATTAAATCATAATTATCTATAATATGTATTTGGCAAATAATATATCAAATTTAAAAAAAATTGATTTTATTATTATTTTAATATTATTATATACAATGTCTCCTTATAATCTTCCAAATTTGAATTCCACTATTGTTGATAGACGCGGACATACATGGATTCAAATATCTATCACTCAAAATGATAGGGAATTTTTGGAACAAGTACGAAAAGACTGGATTGATGTTTCTGATAATGAAATTATTAAATCAAAACAAAAAATTACTGGATTTTTCGGCGATAATATACATGGTATCCAAGGTCTTCCATGTAAGAATTTTATTTATATGTTTTCTAATGATAATATTAATCATTATTTCGCATGTACAGATGAAAATCTAGATCCGGTTGTTATTAAATGCAAAGGAGAGCGCGAAATACACTTTAATCAAAATGCAGAATTTGATTTCATTATTATGCAGAGAGATATTGCAATGTAAAATAAAACTAAATAAATAAAAAAGACTCTATTTATAGATATATAGAGTCTTTTTTATTTATTTAGTTTTATTTTACTCATCTTTCTTTGACATCTTCCACATTTCTCCAACCTTCCTCATAAGATCTTGACGATTCAAATCAGGAAACTCTTCCTTGATAAGAGGCATTTGCTCCTTGACAAAGAGGTTATATTTTGTGGGTTCGCGTTTTTTCTTCGGTTCGGTTTCCTCATCAGAATCAGTATTCTTTTTTGATTTCTTCTTAGGTTTCTCCTCAGACTTCTTGGGTTTGTCGCAAGTAATCTGACGATAAACTTCTGTAAGCATCTTACCGAGTTCGTTACGAGTGTATTCCTTCTCAGTATCCACAAGAGTAGAGAACTCATTGATGATCTTCTGAGTCTGAGTAGTAGTCATTTTGACTAGTTTGTTTGCTGAGTGTTGTAGTTGCTTGTCGCTTGCGCTTCTTAGTTGATGATACTAAATTTAATTCTAATAAATCATTTTTTTTTTAATTCTATATATTTCGATCCAAATTTGAAAAAATATAAAAGCTTTTTACTTCTTTTTAATTCTACATATTTCTATCCAAATTTGAAAAAAAATATAGGTTTTTTACATCTTTTTTAAAAATATTTTCAAATTTGGATCGAAATATATAGAATTAAAAAAAAAATGATTTATTAGAATTAAATTTAGTATCATCAACTAAGAAACACAAACGACAAGCAACCTACTCAAAATAAACAAGTCAAATAATGGCTACTACCCTCATGCAGATCCAGTCCCAGACACGAACCCAGAAGATTATAAGTGAGTTATCTACTCGTGTGGGTAACGAGGAACTCTCGCGCAGCGAACTCGGTAAGATGCTTACCAAGATTTATCATCAGCACACTGAAAACAAACCTAATAACTCTGAAGAAAAACCTAAAAAAAACAACGATTGTGATAAGGAAACTGAAATAAAAAAAAACAGGGAACTTACCAAATACAATGTCTTTCTTGCAGATAATATGGGTATTATGAAAGAAAAATATCCATATTTGAAACCTAAAGATCTTATGAAGAAGTCAGCTGAATTGTGGAGCATGGAGAAGGAATGGATGAATGATATATAAAATATAAAATATAAAAATAAGAAAAAGTAAATCACTTTTTTTTCCTTCTCAAAATTACTTATATATATAAGTTTAAAATGATTTAGAATTAGCACTAAATAGATTTATTAATTAATTTTATAAATATGAATTCGAACATTAATTAAATGATTAAGAATAAAAATCATATTCAAAAGCATTAATATTTTCTCGTTTAGCTACATTCCACATAATAGAACATTGTTTCATTATTAATCCGCGATTAAAAAATGGATATTTAATATGAAGTATAGGATAATGTTTTTTAACAAATAAATTATATAATGTAGGATTTCTTTTTTTTGTTTTTGTTTCCTCTAAATAAACATTATCTAATATCTTTAAAATTTCTAATAAACTATATTTTTTATTAATATCTACTAAATTTATAAATTTATTAATAATGATTTCTGTTTTCATTATATTAAAATAATAATAAATAATATCAATTTTTTTACATTTTGATATAAAAAATTGACATTTTATATTAATTATCACATTATAAATAATATGACCTCAAATAATATTGAATATAATAATAATGAAATTAGAGATAATTTTAAAATATTATTAAAAAAAAAATTTACTATTATAAGCGATATTGAATTAAATGATTTAGAAATTGGTATTTTTAATGCTTCAATAGATTATGCTACATTACAAAAAATTCAATTATCTTGGACTAATATTTCATTTCAAAATATATATATTAATATTGCTAGAGCAATATATTCTAATTTACTTGAAAATTCTTATTTAGGTAATAATAATCTAATTATTAGATTAAAAGATAAAAAATTTTTACCTCATGAATTAGCATATATGTCTAAAGAAGAATTGTTTCCTGAAAAATGGACTAGTATTATTGAAAAACATAATCGTAAATTAAAAGAAGCATATGAAATTAAACTGGTTTCTATGACTGATTCTATTAAATGTGGTAAATGTAAAAATAATAAAATCTCTTATCAAGAATTACAAACTAGATCAGGTGACGAATCAATGACTATTTTCTTTACATGTATTACATGCGGTCATAAATGGAGAACATAATAAAAAATATATATATATATATAATTTATTAATTTTTTAATTTATTAATATTCCTCATCTGAATAAATATCTTCATCATAATCATTAATATATTGATCTTCGTTATAATCATAATCTGATTCATAATCTGAATATTCATCAAATTCTTTTTCTTGTTCGTAATTATTTATTTTATTTTCTTCTTCTTCTCTAATTTTTTTATAATAATCAATTATATGAAGTAAATCATTATATCTTCCAAAATATGCATTATAATGCATTATTTTATCTTCTTCGTATTCTTTATTTTCTTCATACTCTTTCATATCATCTTGAAATTCTTTTGTTTTATAATATGGGATAATTTTAGTATTTTTTTTGATATTACATTTATTTTCTAAAATAATTTTATCATACATTTCGGAATATACATTATAAATATCTTTTGTTGATTCAATTTTATATAAATTTAGATAATAATCAATAATAATATTTTTTGTCATTATATTATTATCCGATGCACTATTATTTAACATTTTCATATTAATAATAATATTTCCATTTATATAATCGTGTAAATCTTCATCATAAATCGTATTATAAAATGTATTGTAATTTATCACACTAGTCATATTAACTATTAACTATTAACTATTAACTTAATCTTTCTTAAGATATTAATCATTTTTTTTTTATATAAAATATATAAAATATATAAAAATAGTAATATGCAAGGATTAAAAAATTTAGGTTCTACTTGTGCTATTAATAGTTTAATTCAAATTATATGTAGAAATAAATTTTTAAGAGATTCTATTTTAAATGAAGATATACCCGAAAAAACATTATCTATTGAATTAAAAGAAATTTTAAAAATTTTATATATTGATAAAAATTCTGTTAGTCCTAATAAATTTATAAATGCACTATACACTAATTTAAATAATTTTAAATATGGAGAACAAATAGATATAACTGAACTATGGTATTTATTAAATGATAAAATTGTTAATGAAATTTTTAAATCTACAAATAAATTACCATATTTAAAAGAATATGATAATATGCATTTAAATCATCCCTATATTAATAATAAAGTTGATTTTATTATTAATAATTTAAATGATAATAAAACTAGTAATTGGTTAAAAAATACTCAAGGCATTTTACTAAATACTATTCAATGTAATACGTGTAATTATATGTCATATAATTTTGAACCATTCAATTCTATACAATTAGATTTACCTGATAATACTAATTCTTCTATTACATTAACTTCATTATTACGTAATTATTTAGAAACTACTTTTCACGAGGACGAATGGAAATGTGAAAAATGTAATAAATGTACTCCATATACTAAAAGTCATAAATTATGGAAATTGCCAAATACTTTAATTTTTTTAATTAAAAGATATACTGATATAAATAATAAAAATATTAAACCCATTGATATTAATAATAAAATTAATATTAAAAAAGGATGTATTTTATCTGATCTTAATTTACAAAGTTTTTATACTTTTTCTTCAATTGGTATGCATATTGGTAATTTAAATGGCGGGCATTATTATGCTATTTGTAAAGACGAATTTAATGATAAATTTATTTTATATGATGATCTAAATATTAGCATATACAAAGATAGTACAAAAATTTTAAAAAAAAATTCTGATGCTTATATGGTTGTATATAATATATAGTTCTACTTTTTATCTCCATCTACGCTTGTAATTTTGTGAAATTTCTATATCTTCCTTATTGTATCTTTTTAAAATATCTTCTATTTTTAGATTGTTATTTTTTAAAAGTTTTTCTGCTATATTTTTAGCATGTTCCGATTCTACATCACTTGTTCCCGGATGTGATGCAAGAGACAACATTTTTTTTATTTTATTTTTCTGTGATTCAGAAACATATATTTTTTTTTTTGGAATTTCTTTTTTTGGAATTTCTTTTTTAGGGATTGGCTTTTTTCTTTTCTGTTTTGAGGGTTTAGGGTTTTTAATCTCATGATATATCTTTGTTAGCATTTTTCCCAATTCATTTCTTGTGTATTCAATATTTGGATCTACGCGATAAATAAATTCTTTTATTATATCATTTGTAAAGGTCATTTCTTAAAATTCAACAGCGAAAAAATTTCTATTTTTTTTCTTCTTTGTACGTTTGTGTATTAATAATACGTTAATACATTTACTCATTTTTTTATTTTTTTGAATTTTTTATAGAAATTTCTAAATTTGAATCAAAAATAAAAAAAGTTTTTTTAACTTTTTTATTTTTTTCTTTATTTTTTACTCATCGGTGTCATTATTCTTTGAATTCTTCCACATTTCTCCTACCTTCCTCATAAGATCTTGACGATTCAATTCGGGAAATTCTTCCTTGATAAGAGGCATTTGCTCCTTTACAAAGAGGTTGTATTTTGTGGGTTCGCGTTTTTTCTTCGGTTCAGTTTCCTCATCAGAATCCTTGTTTTTTTTAGATTTCTTCTTAGGTTTCTCTTCAGACTTCTTGGGTTTGTCACAAGTAATCTGACGATAAACCTCCGTAAGCATCTTACCGAGTTCATTACGAGTGTATTCCTTCTCAGTATCCACAAGAGTGGAGAACTCATTGATGATCTTCTGGGTCTGAGTGGTCATTTTGAGTGGTTTGTTTGTCGTTTGTTGAGGGTT